TCCCTACGTTGCTTGTCGCAACTACTTGTTTCCTTATTGCTTTTATTGCTGCCCCTCCTGTTGATATCGATGGCATACGTGAACCAGTTGCTGGATCGCTCCTCTACGGAAATAACATTATATCGGGAGCAGTTGTCCCGTCTAGCAATGCAATCGGACTCCACTTCTATCCAATCTGGGCCGCATCATCTTTGGACGAATGGTTGTACAACGGCGGCACCTTTCAACTTATCATCTTTCACTTCCTTATCGGTGTCTATGCTTATATGGGACGCGAATGGGAACTTAGTTATCGACTCGGAATGAGGCCTTGGATCTTTGTTGCTTACTCAGCTCCTGTTGCCGCTGCATCCGCAGTGTTCCTTGTTTATCCATTTGGTCAAGGCTCGTTCTCTGACGCCATGCCTTTAGGAATCAGTGGAACATTCAACTATATGTTCGTATTCCAAGCAGAACACAACATCCTGATGCACCCCTTCCACATGTTGGGAGTTGCTGGTGTATTTGGTGGAGCATTGTTTTCAGCTATGCACGGTTCGCTTGTTACGTCCTCACTTATTCGTGAAACATCTGAAGAGGTAAGTCAAAACTATGGATATAAATTTGGACAGGAAGAAGAGACGTACAATATCGTTGCTGCTCATGGCTACTTTGGTCGGCTTATTTTCCAATACGCTTCCTTTAATAATAGCCGGTCTCTTCACTTCTTCCTTGCTGCTTGGCCTGTTGTCGGTATCTGGTTCGCGGCGTTAGGTGTCAGCACTATGGCATTTAACCTCAATGGATTCAACTTCAACCAATCAATCACATCAAGCGAAGGACACGTCATTAACACTTGGGCAGACATCCTTAACCGAGCAGGACTCGGAATGGAAGTCATGCACGAAAGAAATGCCCACAACTTCCCGCTTGATCTTGCAACAACTAGCTCCACACCTGTGGCCTTAATTGCCCCCGCTATCGGATAAATGCCGTACACAACTGAATACTTTGCTGAGATGTTTGCTGACTTTGTAGCAGAGATCCAGTACGACTCCCCAGAGATAAGTGACATGCTTGTCTCTGGTTTTAAACTAGCTATTGATGATTGGCGTAAATATCACGTCAATCAAATCTTAGAACTCGATAGAGTTGAGGAACAGCTAGAAACATTTAATACTGACTCAACTGAATGACCGTAGTAACAGAAGACGGAGGACGTACAAACCTCTATGCCGTCGAACCCGAAATTTATTTAACCGAACCTATGTATCACAATGAAAATGCAGAGCGTCTGAATGGACGCCTGGCAATGCTTGGTGTAATCGCTGCTATGGGAGCCTATGCACTTACTGGACAGATTATCCCCGGCGTGTGGTGATCAGTGTCGGGGCTACTCTTATGTTGCTCGCTAGCTATTATGGACCCGGTTTTAACGGAAACCTCACAGCTAGCGGAACTAGATTTAACAGTAACGCAAGTACAGCTGCTCACAAATCGCTTCCATTCGGAACCAAACTTAGGGTTTGTTATGTCGGTTGTGAGGTGGTAACTATTACTGATCGAGGACCTTTTATAGGTGGTCGTGATTTAGATCTTAGTGAAGGAACAGCCAGACGTATTGGACTGCACCATAGAGGTGTGGGTCAGGTAGAAGTAACACGTCTGAATAAACAGGTGATCCGTTAAAGCGGCTGGAGAGGTGCAATGCCTCTCCCACCTATTCGCCTTTTAAGCCCACCACGGTGGACAACTTACTAGGTGCTAGCGCCTTGATTGTGGCCCTAAACAATCAAAACTTACATAGTTCATGAACGTCTGACCATATAAACAACGACAACTTTTAACTTTTAAGACTAATGGCTATCAATGACATGGCGTCAATCGCCAGGCCTAATGCCGTAAATGGCAACCAAGGTAATACATACGCAACTAAGTATGCTACCGCCCTGAAACTCTTCAGTGGTGAAGTGTTCAATGCGTTCAACGACGCAACAATCTTCAAAGGACTTGTTCGTAACTACTCCCTCCGTGGTGGTAAGAGCAAGCAATTCTTGCTGCAAGGCAAGCTCTCAGCCGGCTACCACACCCCTGGTACGCCAATCATGGGCGATGACGCTCTGAAGGCCAACGAGAAGACAATCTTGATGGATGATCTTCTGATCTCCAGTCAGTTTGTGTATTCTCTCGATGAGATCTTGGCTCAGTATTCTCAGCGTTCTGAGATCTCCAAGCAAATCGGTGAAGCTCTTGCCAAGTTCTACGATGAGCGTATTGCTCGCGTACTTGCTAAGGGTGCTACTGAAGCCTCTGTTGTGACTGGCGAGCCTGGTGGCTTCCAGGTAAACATCGGTGCTGGTAATACCAACGATGCTCAGGCAATCGTAGACGGATTCTTCGAGTCCGCTGCTGTGCTCGATGAGCGTTCAGCTCCTCAGGAAGGACGCTGTGCAGTGCTGTCTCCTCGTCAGTACTACTCACTGATCTCTTCTGTAGACACAAACATCCTGAACCGTGAACTCGGTAATAGCCAGGGTGACATGAATAGCGGCAAGGGTCTTTACTCTATTGCTGGTATTCGTATCTACAAGTCCAACGTCCTTGCTGCCCAGTATGGCGTTAATAACAGCGCCGCCGTTACTGGTGAGAACAACGACTACAAAGTAGATAACACTGCTTTGGCTGGTCTTGTGTTCCACCGTGAAGCTGCTGGTGTGCTTGAGAGTGTTGCTCCTTCTATTGAGACAACCTCCGGTGACTTCGCAGTTCAGTACCAAGGTGATCTGATTGTTGGCAAGCTCGCAATGGGCTCCGACACTCTGCGTACCTCTGTCTGTGGTTCTCTTCAGGCTGCCTGATAAATAACTTCCCCAGGACCTTCGGGTCCTTCGGGGTTTCCTCATTACCCTAGAAATTTAATGGCTCAAAAACTAAATCAATTGTCAGCCGTCAATATCGTGCTGTCTAATATCGGTCAAGCTCCAGTAACAGTAGTAGACAATGATAACCCTATGGTTGTTATGGCTGCCAACGTTATTGACGAGGTTGCTAATAGCGTACAGGCTGAGGGTTGGACATTTAACACAGAGAGGGCTTACCCCTTTGTACCTCAAGCTGATAACCGTATTCGTGTTCCCTCTAATGTCCTTCAGTTGGATTCTGTTTATTACAGCCAACTAGAAACAGTTATTAGGGGTGGATTCCTGTATGACAAACGTTCTCATAGCTATGAGTTTAAAGAGAAAGTCTATCTTGATGTGATCTGGCTAGTTGAATTTGATGACATGCCTGATGCATTTAAGAACTACATTTCTATGCGAGCTGCCAACTTATTTGCAGGTCGTTCTGTAGGTTCTGCTGAGGCAGTCAGGTTTGGAGAGCGTGAAGAAGCCCAAGCCAGAGCAGCAATGATGGAGTATGAAACCTCACAAGGTGACTACAACATGCTGGGTACTAACGATAACCAGAACTACATAACATTCCGTCCATCACAAGCTCTTACTAGATATTAATTATGGCAGCAGTTTCACAAAAAATCCCCAACCTCTTGGGTGGGGTAAGTCAACAACCTGATCCAGTGAAGCTGCCCGGCCAAGTTCGTGCAGCAGAGAATGTATATTTGGATCCAACGTTTGGATGTCGTAAGCGTCCAGGTACTGAATCAGTAGCAACTTTAGCTAGTGATGTCCCTGCTGATGCTAGATGGTTCTCTATTTTTAGGGATAATAATGAAAGGTATGCGGTTACTATCTACACCGAGCCTAGCTTAGTTGTACGAGTCTGGGATCTTAACGATGGATCTGAGAGAAGTGTTACCTTCTCTGATAGTGCTAAAAGTTACTTCTCTGGAGCTTCACAAACAACGATTGAGCAGGTAACTATTGCTGATTATACGCTAATCACCAATACTCTGGCTGAGGTGTCAATGAACACCGACACCAGTGCTGATGCAACTAAGGAAGCCCTAGTAACTATTGATCAAGTTGCATATAATACTGTCTATTCTATTGACCTACAGAAGGATGGTGATACTGAACCAAATAAGGTTTATAGAGCCACTGGTATAGAAGTTATTCCTGGTTCCTATGAACTAGATGATGGTGGTAGTTGTAGTGGAACTGGGGCTGATTCTTTCCTAGTTAATTCCGGTAGTAAGACTGGTCTTAGTTTCCGTATTGTTGATCAATGCTCTGCATACCTAGTTGGTGGTAGTGGATATGAATATAGGGTAAATGACGTTGGGTGGGTAAGATCACCCAATAACCTTGGGGATGGTGGCACCGCTACAACTCAATTTGATGGGTTTAGGGGTGATTGGTTCGGATTCCCTATAGGTGAGGTTAAGGTATACAATAGTCAATGGCGGAGTGATTCCAGGGTTGACCAGACTTTAACTGATAACTATGGAGGTCAAGTCATAGTTGAGACGGAGGATATTAGATCTTTCTCAGATGCCAAGTATATGTCTAGGCACAAGGTAGATGTACAACTACTTAATGGTGGAGAAGGTTGGAGAGCAGGTGATACAGCCACAGTCTCTATGAATGGACGCAGTTACACAGTACGTGTGACTAGCGATGCTTTCTCCTACGCCTACAACAGTGCAGGTACTGCTAGCTTCACAACAGTCTCCAATACTGAACAAGGTACACTTAATGTTGGTGCTGTTGTTACTGGATTAGCTGATGCAGTTAATCAAATTGCTGACTTCTCTACTGAAACTACCGGCAACGTGATCAAGATCGCCAATACAGCTGGAAGGGACTTTAACGTTAGTGTTAGGGGTGGTGTTACTAATAGAGCTATGACCGTTGTCAAAGGCGTAGCTCGTGACATTGCTGACCTACCTTCTCAGTGTTTTGATGGTTATAGAGTCAAAGTCATCAATACAGATGAAGCTGATGCTGATGATTACTATGTCCGTTTTACTACAGAGGCCCCTGGTATCCCTGGAGCAGGCTCCTGGAGCGAAACAGTTGCCCCTGGTATAAAGACGACCATCAACAGTTCCACCATGCCACACGCCCTTATACGGCAGGCTGATGGATCATTTACCTTAGATGCTCTTAACTCTGATAGTGCTTTTAATGGTTGGGCGTCAAGAGAAGTAGGTGATGAGAAAACTAATCCAGAGCCAACCTTTGTTGGAAGATCCATATCTAATATGTTCTTCTTCTCCAATCGCTTAGGGTTCCTTTCTGAGGATGCTGTGATTATGTCGCAGCCTGGTGATTACTTTAACTTCTTTGCAACGTCAGCTCTTGCTGTTAGTGATGCAGATCCTATTGATGTAACTGCTTCATCTACAACACCTGCAATCTTAAAAGCTGCTATAGGAAGTCCCAAAGGTTTAATTCTATTTGCAGAGCGTAGCCAGTTCTTAATGTCTACATCTGAGATTGCCTTTGCTGCTAGTACTGTCAAGCTTACAGAAATTAGTCAATACTTCTATAAGTCTGAGGTCTTACCACTCTCCACGGGAGTGTCTGTAGCATTTATCTCTGAGAACTTTACCTATTCCAAAGTAATGGAGTTGGCTATTGATTCTGTCGAGAATAGACCTGTAGTTGCGGATATTACTCGCATTGTTCCTGAATATCTTCCACCTTCATTTGTATGGGGTGAGGTTTCTCCAAACAATAACATCATTCTTTATGGTGATAACTCTGAGAATATCTACGTTTTTAAATTCTTTAATAATGGAGATAAGCGTGAGCTAGCAGGATGGACACGTTGGACTTATCCAGCTGGCTGTCATATGTTTGCTATGGAAGATGACTTGTGTCATATCATCCTCTTTGACGGAACTAAGCACATGCTTGTTAGGTCAGAGTTAATTGATGATCCTGAGGTTGCCCCACTAGATGTTGGGTTCTCTAGCTTCTCACCACGGTTAGATATGTCAGTACCTAGTACAGAACTGACTATCGAAGATGATCCTGATTCTATTCTTACTTCTAGGGTTTATATCCCTGATGAGATCAATATCCCAGGGGCTCAATATACCTTTATCTCTACTGACGGTGGCTTTAAGGGTCTATTCACTAACCCACCAACAGAGGTAGATGATTCTGGGGCTTTATTTATTGTTGTCTCAAAGGATCTAACTTCTGCTAATGCTGTATTAGGTATTAGTTACGATACGCTGGTTACTTTGCCTGCAATCTTTATTGCTCAGGAAGGTAAGGCTGATAGGGTTAATGTCCCTCAAGTTACTTTCTTATATCTTGAGTTGTATTACTCTGGAAGGTATCAGGTTACTGTTAATAAGCTTGGATACGATCCTAAGATTTACGATATTGAGGTTACTCCAGCTAACTCCTACGATGCAAACAATGTTCCATTGTCAGAGATTAGTACTGAGTCAATTCCTATCTTTAGTTCTGGTGATATCTTAGAAATTACAGTTAGAGCTCCCGATCCATTCCCATCATCCATTACTGGTTATAGCTGGGAAGGAACATACAACAACAGAGGTGTTAAACCTATACGATGAATCAATACCGCAAAGCCACTGTGGCGGATGCGATAAAAGTAGCGAATAATTTACGACCCGAAGATTTAGATGAGCTATTACGCCTAGGCCATGACCGCTTAGGTGTTGCTCTTAGTGTTGTCTTTAGTGATGTTGCTGTCTCCTTCTTTAATTCAGAGGGGGAGATTGCAGGGGTTGCTGGTATTTGTCCTGGTGCTGAAGATGGCATTGGACTTATCTGGATGTTATGTACTCCTGTAGTACAAACACAACCCCATACATTTGTTAGACAAGCTAAGAAGTGGCTTAAAACTGAACAGGGTAACTATCGCCTTCTTTGGAACCTTGCAGACGCAAGGAATATCTACCACCACAAACTACTAAAAATGCTGGGCTTCAAAGCACTTAGGTCGATCCCAGCAGGACCTTATCAACTACCTTTTCTAGAGATTGTAAAACTATGTGCTTACCATTAGCAGCAGCCGGAGGAGCAGCAGCAATATCTTCTGCAACGGCTGTTATCGGAACACTGACCTCAGTCGTTGGTACGGCTATGGGGATCATGCAATCACAGCAGCAAGCCCAAATGGCTCAACAACAGGCTGTGATGCAGGCCAATCAGGCTCAGCAGACAATGGATCTGCAATATGCCCAGCAACAGCAGCAGGGCCAAATGCAGAATAAGCAGGCCATTTCTAACTATAGAGGACAAGTACGGGCTCAACAAGCCTCACAAACTGCATATCAACAACAGATCGGTAACATTAATGAGGCAGCAAGTATGTCTTATGTTGCTGAACAAGTAAAACTAAATGAGAGGCGTGATGCTGCTGCATTTAAGTCACAAGAAATCTACGCTAAGTCTATTGGAGCACAAGGAAAGATTCTAGCTTCAGGAGCTACAGGACAGTCAGTTGGCCTTCTACAGCTCGATGCAGAGCGTCAAGCAGGCTTTGCTACTGCTAAACAGAATGCAATGCTTAGAAGTGCTGAGCAGCAGTCCGCAGTCTCTCAAGAGGTTGCTTATGGACAAGCTAAGTCTTCAAACAACACAGCCTATAGCAGCGTTCAAGCAACTGTTCAGGCCCCAGAATTAGATCCTTATGGATTAGAGCTTGGAATCCCATCAATGAATTGGAGCTAAATGGCTAGAATTTACGACCCAAATAGTAAAGAAAACAACTACAACTCTAGTTATACAGGTTCTGCCAGGTCTGTTGCTTTTAATCCTATTAGAGCTGTAGACCTTAGAGCTAGAGAAGAAAAACGAGCTAGAGATAGAGAGCAAAACCTTAACCTAGAAGCCAAGACTCTCAAAAGAACACAGACGATTGAAAACACCAATCTTCGTCAGATGCAATCAGCTGAGACTGCCATCTTAAAGGCTGAACAAGCTCAACAGAAGGCAAAGCTCGATACTATTAAAGGCCTTACAGAACTATCTAACACCTTTGCTCAGGGTGTTGGTGATGTGCTCATCAAAAGGGCAAAAGAAAAGGAAGATCTAGGCCAGATTGAGGCCGCCTTTGGTATTGGTTCTGACTATGCTTCTGGACAGACCCCCACAATTGTTGGAACAACAAAGCAAGCTGAGGTTAATAATGCTCAGTCAAACATTGCTAATGAGAAAGGCATACAAGCCACCACTACTAATCCTGTAGAGCAGGAAGCTATTAGGGGTGCATATAACCAACAGGTATCTGCATTCCAATTAAGGCGTGGTAGTGCATATGGTCTATCTGCTCAAGCACCTGCTTTTTTTGCAGATTTTACAACCAACACAGATAGGGTATTCACTCGTCCTGATGGATCTTCCTTTACTGTTGCTACTATTCGTGATAGTGCTGATATAGCTCTAATTGATGCCTCAGCTAGGGCAGCTTTCTATAAGGGTGGTGGTATTAAAGACCTACCTACTCAGCAAGTACTTTCTTCTGTTATCCCTACGATTACAAGTATTAGTAGTTCTTGGGTAACCAGTGCTAACAATAAACTAATTGAAGGTAAGAACAAAGCCCGTCTTCAGGCCGCTAAGGTTGGTGTGTGGGAAGCTTTAGCAGGTAACGAAAGTATTGATGTTGTATTCCAGAATGGAGCAGCAGAACGTTTTGCCTCTGGTAACTATCTTGGTGATCAAGGTGGTGCAAATCAGGATACTGTAAAAGAGATTCTTGATTGGGCTGTAAGGAACAACCGAGATGACGTTATTGAAAGCCTAGCTTTAGTTGAGAAAGTACCCGGTAACAAAGGGACTAAGCTTGGCAAACAGTATGAGGTGTTATTTGAAAATGCTCGGGAAGGTGTTATCGATGAGGCTTTAGGTGACTCACAACGTGAACGTGATGTAGATGCAAATCAATTAATTGATGTACAGCGTGAGCTTAAAAGTGCTCTAGCCGCCGCCAAGACTCCCGAAGAAGAGACCCAAATCAATACTGACTTTGCTGAACGTTTACGCAATCTTGGTAGTCCTGAGGCTGCTCTAGCAGGTGCAAAGTTGGCCGCTAACCCTAACTACTCACCATTTACTTCTCTGGATATTCAGCAACAGATGTCTCAGGGCATCATGCCTAGTAATGATGAGCTTGGAGATTTAGTTGAGTCTGGTGATATTACCAGCGAAGAAGCAAAGGGGCTTGGATGGGATCCAGAGGGTGTTACATCCGCTGGTCAAGATGCAATGAAGGAGGCAAAGAACTACAAGAGTGATACAGATGCTGTAGCCCGTGCTGCTGTTACTGCTGCTCTTAATCAGGGTAGCAAGATGACTGCCGATGATCTTAGTATTGAACTTCAGGGTAATGGAGGGTTAATCAAAAATGACATCTCAGCACGTCTTCAACGTGAACTAGCTGCAAAGATTGCCAAGGGTGATCTTAAAGAGGATTCAGAGCGTCGTGACTGGATTGCAAGACGTGGCCAACAGCTAGCAGCTGAAGTTACTAAGGACGATAACGGGAACCTTCAATATAAGTTTGGCGGTAATGGTATTGATCAAGACGATGTGATCAACCTACAGCCAACAATCAAGAACCCACAGAGTGGAAAGAGTGTTTTGGATCTGAGGGGTCGCGATGTCTCTGAACTCAGAACACGGGCAGATGCTGCTATCACCAGTGACTTAATTCTTTCTCAAAGGGAGATCGCAATTGCTGCCGGTGCTATTGAATCTGGTAAACAGATCCCAGCGGAGATTGAAGCTAAAGCTCAAGCACTCGGTACTAATGGTCAAACATTACTCAGGAGCCAGCTTGGGATTTATGGGATGGAGATGCCAATCGCCGGTGAATCACCTTCTGCTAAGTATCAAAGCTCTAGTTATAAGTCATCTGGTGATCTAAGTCGCTACGACACAGGATCTTCCTATGGTGGTGTATCTCTAGATAATTTGCGTAACTCTGTAATTGGTAATGAATCTGGTGGCAACTACAGTGCTGTCAATCCTGATTCAGGCGCTCTTGGTTATGGACAGGTGATGCCAGCAAACGTTCCTAGTTGGAGTAAGGCAGCACTTGGATATACCGTATCTACCCGTCAGTTCTTAGCAAACCCTGAGATCCAAATGAAGGTTATTAATCATCGGTTTGAGTCGATGATGCAGGATCAGATTGCTGCTGGATATTCCGGTGAGGAGTTAGCCCGACGTGTTGCTTCTATTTGGTATTCAGGTCAGGCGGGGCTATGGAATAACACTAGACCTCAAACATATAACGGCCAGTCTTACCCTTCAATTTCTAATTACACGTTAGACATCTGGAAGCGTTATCAAGGCGGCTAAATAAACAAACCGAGGGAGTATTGATGCGTCTTTACTCCTTCCAATTCTTTTATCGTTAGAAATGAAACCTTACAACGAAAACGGTCTATTTGAACCTGAGCGTATTGTGCCTCAGGAAGTTTCTGAGGAAACAGTTCAACAGCAACAACCAGCACCTGTTCAACAGGTTGCTCCTACACAACAACCAACAGAGCAACAACAACCCACTGAAGAGCAGCCTAATGCAGGCTTACTTGGTGAGGCCGTGATTAATGTCATGGACTTTATCGATGATAAGTTCAATGGTAATCAGACAACTAATGAAGATAGCAGAGCCAAGTACTTAAGTAATAAAGCAAAGCGTGAAGAATCTCGTCAAGCTAATCCTATTACAAAGGTAGCTGATGAGTTTACTAATGCTACTGGGGGTGCTGGTGGTGATGTACTTGAGTCAGCTTTAACAGCGGCAGATCTTTTAGGTGATGCAACTGGGAGTGTTGCTGATGCAGCTGGGCTTGTTGAGCGTGATAGCAAAGATATTCTTTGGAGTGAGTCCTATGAGTTTGCTGACTTTGATTTAGGTTTAGCTGAGAACCAAACCGTTGTGGGTGGGATTGGAAGATCCATCATATCCACAGTGATAGGTATGGGTGCTCTGAGTAAGGCTGGGGTTGCTGTAGGTGCAGGTAAGTCTGTTGTTAGCAGGCTGGCCACAGAGACCCTTAGAGGTGGCTTATATGACTTCTTCTCTGATGCTGATGGTGGAAACCTTTCCAACCTTGTACAACTCGGACCTCTAGCTAATCCTTTATCAAAGGCGATAGCACATCAGGACGAGGACAACGTATGGATTCGTCGTATCAAGAACACACTTGAAGGTGGAACTATTGGTCTTGCTGTTGATGGCTTGATGGAACTCTACGGAGCCCTGAGAGCTGGTAAAGCAGCAATCAAGGCAGGTAAGAGTCCAGAACAAGCAACACAAGTAGCTATAGACACTGTTGCTCTTTATCACGGTACTTCTAAATCAGGGGCTGAGGGTATTCGTACTCAAGGCTTCAGAACATCTAATAATCAGGTAATGCCTGGTAAAGGTGTTTACTTTGCAGAGGATCCCCGATATGCATCTGCCTATGCATATGACGAAGGGTTGAACTATGCCAACGTTGATGGCTCAGTCATTGGTGGTTTAGATAACCTACCTGAGGTTACTGGTGAAGTTCTACAAGGGCGATTACCATCAGGAACGAGAATCCTAGATATTCCCTCAACTGGTCTATCACTAGCTGAGTTTGGTAGGAAGAAAGGATTTAAGAATAGAACTGAGCTAGTACGTTGGGTTAAGGAACAGGGATACGATGGCATTCGCTATGACCCTGATATAAATGCAAAGCCTGGTGAAGGCGGTGCTCTTGAATACTTTGTCTTTGATCCGAAGGTAGCTGATCAAGTAGTAGCCCCTAGATCAGATATTGATACATCCCCTGGCAAGATCGAAAACGATGCAGCCAGTGGTCGTCCTGGAACCCCAGAGGAAGGCGGTAAGCCACCGCTGCTAGACCCTCAGGATCGCGTATTCCAAGGTCGTAAGGATCAGGATGTAAACAATGCAGCGGCAAGCTTCTGGGATGACGTAGAGCCCGGTGGTGGTAACTCCATCGTTGATGAACTTGATGTTCAAAACCTAAAGTCTCTTGAGCAAGTTAAAGAATTTGTCTCTGATCGTATCCCTGATGTAGATGTAGAAGACATTGCTAGACGATTACGCAGACAACCTGATGAGTATGTAGAGAAGGTATTTAGATCATTAGCTGACTTTGCTAGTTCTAAGAACTTTGCAGATCTTGAAGATCTACGCTTTGCTAATACCCCTGCAGCTGGTGGTATCAAAGGTGTTGATGCTGGTGGTGCTGTAGTTCTTGACACCCTTACAAAGTCCATTGGTGATCGTACTGCCATACTTGCTAAAGAAGTTATGGAACTTACTGAGCTTGATGCTCCGTTTAAAGTCCAAGCTAATCAGATCATTGATAGAGCTGAAAGTCTTGTGTTACTCCGTAAGGAGGCTACACAATTTGCTAGTCAGAACCTTCAGAATTGGAAAGATGTTCCTAATGATCTAAAACGTGCTGTAGAGAATGACAGAACCAAGATCGGTCAAATATTTGAGGAGCTACGTTCTGATCTGAATAGCTCTGACACCATGAATATAATGAGGGCTAAGAAACGATTTGCCAAATTAGGTATTGCTCTTTCATCTTCCAAGGGTGATCCTGTTGCTCAGATGAATTTCTGGGAAGGTTTAGCTCATGTTGGTTGGAATCAATTTGAGACTGTCTATATCAACTCTTTGTTGAGTGGACCTCTAACCCACGCGCGAAATATTGGTGGCAACGCTGTTGCTGTTGGTGAACGTACTGCTAGCCGTGTCTTGGGTAATGCTTTGACAGGTAACTTTGCAGAAGCTAAACGTGGATTAGCTGCTTATGATTCTTTTGGATCTACTGTGTCCGAAGCTTTTAAAGTTGCACGAGAGTCATGGAACAGTCCCTATAGCCGTGTTTCTGCTGGAGCTAAGGTCACTGATCGTGTAGCTGCAAGACGCAGAGAACTCGAAGCTATTGTTAATTCAGCTCAGAACCAGTCTGAAAAGATGGCTGGTCAGATGGCTCTTAGATCTTTCAACCTGTTTAACAATCCTTGGTTCACCTGGCCCGGTAAGGGCTTACAGGCAGGAGATGACTTCTTCAAGACGATCCTTGCTCGTACTGAACTTAGGTATCAAGCAGCAGTGGAGTCTGATGCTCTAGCTGATGGAGCTTCTGCTATTGATCGTAAAGCTCTTAGAGAGAAGAACTATCAGACATTGGTCCAAGACAAGCTCTCTGCCAATGGCGAGATCCTTGATCATAAACTTATTCAAATCTCCCAGGAGGCAACTTTCCAGCGTGATCTAGAAGGCTGGGCTCAAGGTATGGCTACTGGACTCCGTGCTATGCCAGGTGGTCGGATTATTGTTCCTTTTCTTAAGACTGGACATAACATTAACCGCTATGCAAAAGAACTGACACCGCTGCAACTACTCAGCAAAGAGTATGGGCAGACGATGAAGTTCGGTACTCCAGACGAGAAAGCCATCATGAATGGCCGTATCGCCCTAGGTAGCTCTGTGATGGGTACTGCTGCATTTATGGCAGGAGCTGACTTAATCACTGGTGTAGGCCCTCTCCCTGGCCCACAGCGTGACCTGTGGCTAAAGGATCATGAGCCTATGAGCATCAAAGTTGGGAATAAGTGGGTTAGCTATCAGGCAATCCCTGGCTTTTCCCTGTTGATATCTACAACAGCTGATATCACACAGATGACTCAGAAGATGCGTGATGGAGATGTTGACTATGTGTTAGGTGCTGCTCCCTTCTTCTTTACCAATGCTATCTCTACACAACCCATGTTCCAAGGTGTCTTGGATATGGCTGAGATCCTAGATTTCCAGAACAACTACACACCAGAAAAGGCAGGAGAGGCTATTGCTGCGATTGGTAATCGTATGGGTGGTGGTGAAGGCTTACGTCGTCACATGGAGAATGCTATTTCCCAGAATATGTATGAATATAAGAACTGGGCAGTTGCCTTTATTGGTAAAGTAACTGGTGGTATTGCTCCTTCAGCTTATGACCTAATAATGGGCGAAGATATTGCTAAGGTTCCTGAAATTGATGTATTAACTGGTAAGAAAAAGATCTCTAAATACTCAAACCCTGCTAATAGCGTTAATCCATTTACCGTTATTGGTAAGGATGTGTCTCCACTTGTAGAAACCTTCCAAAACTTAGGATTCCCTATCAATTTGATTGTCCCTGATAAAGTTGCTGGTGTAAAACTAACTCCTGATCAGAAAAACTTTGTTCAGAATGAAGTTTACTATAACGGTAGGATGAGTAAGGATTTCTCTGAAACGTTTAAAGGTGGTTACTTTTGGAAATTGTATAATAATTGGAGAGAGGAACTAAAAGCAGGAACAGCTTTACCTAAAGAGCAGTCTGATTGGTATCGAGTACTTGCAAGAATACAGCAAAAATATAAATCCAGAGCTATCAAAGAATTAAAGCAAGGTGATTCTGAATGGTCTGAGCAGTTTAGATCAGAGTTTGCAGCTAAGAACATGGAGACATCTAAAGCTCCAGGTATTAGTCCTGATGATCAAACACGACTTAGAGATATCCAACAACTAACCAACTTCTAGAGTTACATTCTTCTTATCTTAAATGTCTTACACAATTGAAAATACTTATGTAGGAGACGGTACTACCGTCCTCTACTCTTTTACATTTGAATACATCGAACCCACTGATATTGAGGTTAGCCTCGACAGTGTCATTACAACTGAATGGACATTTGCCAATGCCACAACTGTGGAGTTTGATACTCCCCCAGCAGATGGAGTAGAGATTAGGATCTACAGGAACACAACTGTAGATAATCCAAAGGCTATCTTCTATCCTGGCTCTGCTATTCGTGCTCAGGATCTAAACGATAACTTTGAACAGAT